CTAAAGCAGTAAAATCTGTTTTGTCTCGTTCATCAGAAGAAACTGTCCAGTCCACTTTAATATGGGCTTCAGTAATATTATTGTTACCAATTACAACTTCGTTACTTCCTGTAGAAATAGAACCACCCGGACTTCCTGACCTTCCAGTTTCTTTACCTAGAAATATATTGTTAGTACCAGTTGTTACATCTTCACCAGCCTTAAAACCTACTGCTACATTACTACTTCCACTGGCAGCAGTTAAAGCATGAGCGCCTACAGCAACAGCTTCAGAACCTGTCGTAATTGCATCCATAGCGTTTTTACCAATAGCTGTGTTTGAGTGACCTGTCGTACCCGATGTTAAAGCCCGATGCCCTACAGCCGTACTGTCGGATGCAGTCGTACTCGCAGTTAAAGCAGTATATCCAACAGCTGTGTTACTTGCACCTGTCGTGTTTGCACCTAAAGCTATATGACCAACGGCTATATTATCGGAACCTGTAGTGTTTGCTGCTAAAGCACTTCTACCAACGGCTGTGCATGCAGCACCTGTCGTGTTTGTTGTCATAGCAATCCAACCAACTGCTGTGTTATTACCTGCATCGGTGTTTGATGTTAAAGCACCTACACCTACCGCTGTATTACCTGCACCTGTCGTGTTTGTTGCTAAAGAATTCGCACCAAGAGCAGTATTAGTTGTTCCAGTTGTGTTTGCTCCTAAAGCAAAATAACCAACTGCTGTATTACTTGAAACTGTTGTTTGAGCGTCTAATGCTTTACCACCAATAGCTACATTCTCTTCCCCTGTCGTTAGTGCTGCACCAGCTTCTCTTCCTATACAAATATTATAACCTCCTGTAGTAATGGAATCTCCAGCTTCTGCACCAACAAGAACATTATAACCACCTGTGGTAATGGCAGTTCCAGCAGTATCACCCACAGCAACATTTTTAGCACCTGTGGTATTTGCTGTTAAAGCAGCATTACCAACTGCTGTGTTACTAGATGCTGTCGTGTTTGCTCCTAAAGCACCTGTTCCTAGACCTGTGTTACTAGCTCCTGTTGTATTAGCATCTAGAGCATTATTTCCCAACGCAACATTATTTACTCCAGTAGTAGTTACGCCTAAAGCGTTATAACCAACAGCTATATTATTTGTAGCTGTTGTGTTGGCATCTAGAGCATAGTTGCCTATAGCAATATTGTCTCCCCCTGTTGTAACTGTAAGAGCGTCACGACCTATAGCAATATTTCCATTTGTTGTTGTTTGAGTTGTTAGTGCATCTTGTCCAATAGCTATATTATTATAACCAGTTGTGTTTGCTATTAAAGCATCCTTACCAACAGCTATATTAGGTGAGCCTGTCGTGTTTGCTAATAAAGCATCATAGCCAACAGCTACATTATTTGATGCTGTTGTGTTAGCAGTTAATCCTCGATAACCAATAGCAACATTACCAGCGCCTGTGGTATTAGCATATAGAGTATCATAACCAATGGCTACATTATTAGAAGCTGTGGTATTAGCACTCAATGATCCAGAACCCACAGCAGTATTTTTAACTCCTGTGGAGTTAGCGTCTAATGAAGCATAACCAACTGCTGTATTTTCAGAACCAGTAGTGTTAGAAACTAAGACATTTGCTCCAAATGCGGTGTTGTAGTCAGCAGTTGTATTTGCTCCAAGTGCATCTATACCAACAGCAGTATTATTATCTCCTGTCGTGTTTGCGTCTAAAGCACTTTTACCCACTGCTGTATTAGAAGTACCTGTGGTGTTTGCTTCTAATGCTTTAGCACCAACTGCTGTGTTGTTGGCTGCTGTTGTATTTGCTTCCAAAGCTTCTGTACCTATGGCTGTATTACTCGCACCAGTTGAATTGGCTTCTAAGGCTTGGTGACCTACAGCAGTATTATAATGGGCTGTCGTATTACCAGCTAAAGCGTTATAGCCAACAGCTACATGATTTGAACCTGTGGTATTGGCTGTTAAAGCATTTCCACCAACAGCCGTATTTTCATCTGCTGTTGTGTTTGCATCTAATGCTGCTGTGCCAACTGCTGTGTTGTTAGCACCTGTTGTATTTACTAAAAAGGCTGAACTACCTATGGCTGTATTATTTGCACCTGTTGTAGTTGCTCCACCAGCGTTGTCTCCAACAAAGGTGCTGTCACTTGCTGTGGTCATGGCATCACCAGCATTTTCCCCAATAGCTACATTGTCCGTACCTGTGGTTAAAGCTGTACCTAATGAGCCACTACCTAAACCGATATTGCCTGTACCACCTGTTAAATCTAAAACATCAGTAACGGCTGCTCCACTACCAGCACCATCAGCCACAATCATTTTAATACCGCCATTCGGTATTACGACATTGGCTCCTGTGCCTTGACTAATAGAAACTGCGTAGCCTGCTGAGTTCTGAATAACCCAGACTTTATTTACTGTGTTGGGTGCTAAAGTAACTGTGTTTAATGCAGTAATAGACCCTGTTAGAGTCATTACCATTGTTCTAGCTGCGTCTGCGGCTGCGTCTTGCATTTCTATAGTGTGTGAAGTACCCGTAATTCCTTCCGAGCCACTGCCAAAGGCTTCTCCGATAAGCTCTAAGTTCGTGTTGGTAGATGTACCCCACGTTCCCGATTCATCACCAGTGGCGATTTCTTTTAATCTTAAATTATTTACATATGTTGCCATAATTTACGTCTCCATGAAAATTCTATCATATATCATTTATGCCGCAATGTCTGTCCAATCAGGGGATTGTGCATCATTTACAGCACTCCAACTTGGGTCTTGAGTATCGGTTACACCGGTCCAATTTGGGTCTTGCGAACTATCTACTTCACCCCATACTAATAAGCTGGTTACATCACCGGTTCCAACAACTCCTACAAGAGTTATATTTGCAATACCTGTTGCAGTTAAACTGCCAAGTCCACCTGTCATGGCGTCTTGGGTAACCGATATTACATTATTAGTTACTAAAGTTAGACTACCTAATGCCGATGTTCCTGCTAATCCCGTAGGATAAACATTCGCATCACCAGTTACGGTTTCGTCGCCTTGTGCTACTGTAGAAGCAGTACCACTAACTCCTGTAATTGCTGCTCCGTTAGCAATAACCGTACCTACGGCACCTGTTCCTGCTACCCCTGTTTCAGCTACATTGGCTGCACCTGTGGCAGTAACACTAGAAACTGCTCCTGTTCCTGCAACCCCTGTTTCTGAAACATTGGCTGTTCCTGTTACAGTAAGTGAATTAACCGCTCCGGTGCCAGCTACCCCTGTTTCAGCTACATTAGCATCTCCAGTGACTGTTTCTGTGCCGAGGGCAGTAGTTCCAACTACGCCTGTTTCGGTAACAATCGCTGCTCCTGTTGCAACAACCGTACCGACAGAACCTGTTCCCGCTACTCCTGTTTCTGCTACATTAGCATCACAGGTAACGGTTTCAGTTCCTAACGCAGAAGTACCTGCAAGTCCTGTCAGACTTACAGTTACATTAACTACTGCAGGTTCGCCCCAAGGACCTGAACCCCAAGTAGACCGACCCCAGCCAGCCATTCTTTACTAAGCTATTCTAATTACAGCGTTACTTGCATCAGCCGTTGGGAAGGAAATCGTAAAACTTCCTGCTGTAGAGGTTTTATCGCCTCCAAAATCAAAGACCGCAACCGCAGGATCACCTGAAGCCGTGTCATTGAAAATCATGCACCCTCTAGCCGTAATCGTACAAGTACCAAAGGTTAAATCAGCAAAATCCGTGAACGCTGTGGTTCCAGATGTAGTAGGTGCTACTTTAGTTAAAGTACCGCCTTTTGCTGTGTAATTGGTTCCTGTTGCTTCCTGACTGGTTGAGTAAGCTGTAGTAGAAGCACTCATAGTAGCTGAGCTGGTATATAAAGCCAGTTTAAACGTATTACCGTTTGTCGCAAAGTTATGTGTCGCCGTCATCAATTCACTTTTGAAAGACGTACACATTGCTTGAGTTATTGCCATTATAGTCTCCTAATAATATTAGCTAGGTCTTTATGACCTTGTTTTTCTAGTTGATTGCATATCGTACACATGTGATTATTAACCGCTTCTTGCATATAATACACAATTATTTTATGGCACGCATTTTTAAATGCGTGAGCTTGTGCCTTTATTGGCGCAGGGGCTGTATCACTAATAGAAACTATTTTATTCGTTGCCATTTCCGCAACTTCTTCTATCGTATGCCCTCTGTTATCTTTTGTAGTAACTCCAAGATTGCCAACTTGTGTTTCAGATTCAAATGAAAACATTAGTATTTCTTAGGCTCCACAATTAATCCTTCTTCAACTGGTTCATTATGCCGTCCTACAAGACCTATAGGAATAGCTTGCTGTTGTTCTACTTCAGACCAATTGCATACCTTTAACTGATCATCGTCCACATAAGTAATAACCGGATCATCTAAACGATGATAACCATATAATTTTTCTTTTATACTCACATCTGAATCCAACAAACCTGATGATAAGGCTACTTGTACGGTAATGCCTGCCTCCATACATTTAGCTAACCAAAATTCACAACAAGCACGCCCAGATTCAGCAAAATACATATTAGTTTTATAAGTAAAATCAGCACCAAACATGTTAATACCGCTTACCTTGTTCCATAATGCAAAAGCAATCGCGTAAGCAATAGTGTTATTAAAATAACCACAATTTAAGTCTTTAGCAATCGAGTCAATAGGATATTCTTCAATAGCAGGAACTCGCTTATCTAATTCGCAACTATAAATAGGCACTTCTATTACAGGAAGAGTATTTTTCATTAAGTCAGTCATATTGCCTGCATCATCACTGTCAAAAAAACGGCTAGCCGGGTCTAACATAAAAACTCGATCCATTTTTTTTAAAACACCTATCATGGCGTTAATTGCCCACACTTCATCAAATTGATGACTGTGTGTAATCATTTTATGATAATCCAGTTGACTGTTGCCCATAGCCACAATTGCTATGTTTTTTCCTTCTAATTCTGGTATTGGTTTTTTTATCATGAAGGCTGACTCCTTATCCTGTCATATCTATCTTCCGTGCGTGTATTTTTACCCTCTGACCAGTTCTTTAATCTCACCATTTCTCTATCGTAACGATCTTGGTAAATGGAAAACTCCTCTGGTCCCAATTTCATAAACACAGCAGCTTCTAATAACGAACCGTACAATAATGCGTCTGGAGCGTACGTAGAGATATAAGTAGTACCGCTGTCGGCACCTGCGGTTAAAGAAGAAGGCTGATAAAAATAATGCAATTCCATCGTTAAAGCAGCACTGGGAGTGGGCGCTAAGATAAAGCTATCTTCATCAAATTGTGCATAATAAAGTGGGGTTCCAGTTGTTGCAGCAGCCGGCGTATATTCTCTAATAAAACTAACGTGTTTTAATAAAAGATAATTGTAATTACTATCTGAATCAATAACTGCCAAACTGAATGGTGCTAAATAATCAGTAGGCATACCCAAATAAGGTGAACCACTGGTTAAATCCTCTCTC